CTAGTGATGTAACTGGACTCTGACCAAGTGAAGTTAGAATTTCATTTATAGCTAGTAGCTCCGATTGAGCCACGGTAGTGTATGTCATAGAATGGGAACCGTTCTCAAAACAGGTTAGAAAAAAAAGGGGCCGAAGCCCCCAGTATTATCAAGCTCCGGTGCGAGTAGCAGCCAGAGTAGGCAGGTCAACTTCAACACCAGCATAAGCGGTGCGGAAGCCTGCGGTCTCGCTCCAAACGGTGGAAACAGAACCACCAGTTTTAGCGACCGAACGACGTACAGCGTTGCTGTTAGCAACAGCCAGCGTACCGTCATCAGTATATGTAGCGCCGAGGGCACCAGTGTAAGCTCCATCCACTGCGGATGCGCCACTTACACCGTTGTTGCCAGCGGCTTGTGAAATGTTTGCCATTGTAGGAATCTCCTATTAGAATTTGCGATACTCGACTAGGCAACCTTCTTCGATTACAGTCGTGCCAGTGTCAGTATTCTGAGCACAGGTGAGTTGAATCGAACCAGCGTTAGCTCCATTGAGGAGAATACCAGTAACGATAACAGCACCACTGTCCAGAGTAGACTGAGCGGCAGTCACAGCTGTAGCAGCCTCAGCTTCAATCAATCCACTGATAAGAGCAGTGCCCTCAGGAACATGGATTACATTGAGCTGACGCAACTGACTAGGAGAAGCAGGTACATCTACCTGAAACTTGAAGTCAGCTCCAGCAGGAGTGTCGAAGAAAACAGTATAACGGAACCACACACGGTCGTATGCAGCAACGGTAATATCGAGATCTGAAATAGCGGCCAGAGTGTCGTCGAGACGGGTCTCAGCCGTGTCGAGGATCTGGGTATTAAGAACACCAGAGGAACCCACATAGGAGTTGTTCTGGTCATTGAACGTGTAGGACATAAGAATCAGTCTCCATCAAATGCGGTAACGGTAGCGACGCGCAGCACGCAATCACTATTACCACCAACAACGGTGATGTAGTCGCCTACGCGGTAGCCATCTCCAGCAGTGGAGACAGCAGATACGGTATCAATAACTCCGCCCGTATCAGCCAGAGTGAACTCAGCGCCTGAACCAGAGTAACCAGTTTCAGCGGTTACAGTCATTTCGGTAGTACCAGTATAACCAGTACCACCATCCACGATTGCAACAGTAGCAATACCACTACCAGCACGACCCCATTCAACTTGGGGCCGTGGGTAATAGGTAGCTGAAGTAATGGTTCCGCCTCTGGCAGTGTACGACGTAGAAGTAGTAGTTGCCATTAGCTAACCTCCATCAAGCAGCTTGAAGTTCAATAGCGGCAGCAGGATTCAGGGTGCCACAACCCATAGCCAGACGACCGACGATCAGATCGCCTTGGTACATCGTCTTGACATCATTACCGGAGACTTGCACCTGAGGACCAATAGCCTCGAGGCAGCCAGCGGCTTCCTTCTGATAGATCAGACCACAGTGAGTAGAGAAGTCACCAGAATAGGTGTTGTTCTCACCGCTCACAGCGTTAACAGTACCGGCCAGGAAAGGCAGGTTGTTGGAAGTCTTAATCTTGATACCGGCGATCTCATAGAGACCCGTACCGGAGTTCATGTTTCCACCAGTAGCACCGTAGTCACGGTTAAGGATATTGGTGTCAACCTGAGAGATCAACGCATAGTATTGGCGAGGAGCCAGCACAGCGTGACGGCCTTCCCTGGGCACATTCTTCTCGTCGAGGACGGAAGCGGCTTCGAAGAAAGCATCGACCAGTGACTGAGCATCGTACTCATTACCTGAACCGAGCTGGATCACAGAACCGCCGGGCTCAGGGCCAGGAGCAGCAGTGATGGGATGTGCTTCGCGTGCAGCGAGAGCAATGGTGCGGAAGACCTTCTTATCATAAGCTTCAGCCAGCGAGTGACCGATCTTACGGGAGATCTCAGAACGCAGATCGTAGTGGGAAAGAGTCTCATCCAGATCATAGACGAAGGCGCTGGAAACCAGCAGGTCGTCCATGAGGATGGTCTTCTCTGCCACCGGGGGATCACCAGATCCCAGGATCGGAGTCCCAGGCTCATGGTAGGCAGCCGTCATACGGCCGGTGAAGATGAACTGCATTGACTTGCCGTTCTTGAGGGTGCGGTTCATAACCGTTCCCTTAGCAATACAAGAAGACTCGTATGCTTTGAAGAGCTCTCCAGAGAAGAGCTTCAGATATGTAGCGTACTTGGTATCATAAGCTGTACCAAGTGCCAGTGGGGTACTACCCGTATTATTGATAGTACCTACACTGGTAATAACAGAGTTTGCCATTGAAATGTAGAGAGTAGTTTGATTTGTTTACTACCCTATTGCGCAATAGGATTTTATTCAGTTTTATATCGTCGTTGCAGTCTCTCCTGCATGTCTCCGGCAGACGATCAAGTTCGTAAACGAGTCGAAAGCCACAAGAGAACGGGAGGGCTTGCACCTCCCAGTCTAACTCACGACCAGACGGTCGTGCTTAGAGTTCCCTCCGCGCAGGTATCACTGATAGGCGATACTTCTGCGAGGGTTGTACCAGGGTATAATCCCTGTAATCCTTTGTCCGCTTCAGCGGCTGTAACATACAACGTAACTCTAGCGAGATACGCTGTTGCTGCTGGGTCGAATCCCATTACTTACTCCTAATGAATAATGATTTGACAAGGTTGTTTAGTTTGTTTTGGGATGGACGTTTCTTAGGCTTGGTGCCAGTGAGTTCTTGCATAGCTTTATCACGAGCTCTGCGTGCTCCTTGTACCTCAAGCGCGATGTTCCGTTTCTTCGGCACTTCAATACTCTGAACGTTCAAGTTTAGCGAATATGTCCGCACGATAAGCGGGGTCGCTATCATACCGTGGGTCATTCATCGCAGCAACAACTTCAGCTTGAGAGCGGAAGACATTACCGGGTCCACTACTTGCCCGTGTCCGACCCGACACGCGGTTACCTTCTACACCATCTGCATCGGCGTAGCGTAGGGCTGTAGCTTGAATCGCATAGTACGCAGCGAGAGGATCACCTCGGGACATGACTGAGTTGAATAGCTCAACCTCTTCCCGTGGTAAGTTCTCTGATGCCCAGGTTACCATCTGAGTATAATTCTCATCACCGCCAACCATGCCCTTGAGAGTCGAGACATCTTCTTCGGTGAACTGCTTTGGAGCCGAATCCGAATTACCTTCATACTCTTCTCTGAGTTGGGCATACTTAACAGCTAGCTCTGACGGGTCAACATTAGCGAGACGCTCTAGTAGCTCATCGCTATAGTCCTCTTCGTCTCCATTGAACTCATCCCAGAAGTCAGTTAGAACTGCTTCCAGATCTTCATACTCACCTTCTTCGGAATCAGTGTCGTCAGACTCAACGTCTTCTTCATCTTGACTCTCAGCCTCAGGCCGAGCTTCCTCTGAAAGCTTATCCACAGCAGCCTCGCTTTGTGCTGCAGCAAGTCGTTCGCCGATTGCAAGAGATTCTTGTTCATCTTCACTCAGGGCTAGTTCTTCAGCGGGTGCTTCTTGGGTGTTAATAGTGGTCATTCGTAGGTTTTAACAGTAAGGTTTCCAAGGCCGACGCGGGTCACAAGTTGTGCTGGTCGTCCTACTGATTTAGATGCTCGATCACCTACTCGGCGTTGCTGAGCATACTTGTTGTTGCCTGTTTCATCGAAGCTGGTAGGAACCATAGCCTCTTCATCTGTAATCTCAGGCCGCTCTACTACCTCCTTCGGCTTGCGTGGTGCACGCTTCGGCCTACTAGGTTTCTGATCTTGTGCCATTACTCCTCCGGTGGTTGTTTACTTGGGTCATTGATTGGTGCTTTCATAGCATCAACCTGTAGCTTCTGCTGCTCCAGCTGCATCATCTGCTGCTGTTGCTGCTGTGCTTCGGCTTGAACCTCCTCATCACTACGGACAAGGTTGAGAGTTTCAATGCCAGATGCTGCAGCCAGACGCTTGACGACTTCACCCATCTGCACATACTGTTGTATGGCTTCGGGTCCGATTGTCTGTGCAATAGTTCCAAGGAACCTAGCCAGGCTCTCAGCATCCTGACCACGGCCAAGTGCATTGATACCTGCTACAATCGTTGGCTTCACTAAGTTCTTAGGTAGTCGTGGGATTAGCCCAGACTTCTGTGCAGTGGATAGCTTACGATTGAGATAAGGAACTAGGAACTCAACAGTCAGTAGACTGAACAGTCCGCCGAGCTGCTGCTCCAGCTCCAGCTGTGTAGAGCGTACCTCTTCAGCAGTGGTACGTTCTGATTGTCTGATGCTAAGGATCAGGAAGGCATCGCTGAGCCGTTGCTCCAGCGTACCCATCAGCTGATAAGCGGTAGCAAAGTCTGCCGTCTTACCAACTTGGATTACTCCAACATCCTCAGGCCTGCCCTGGATGATCGCTCCGTTGCCTGCCTTCGCCAGCGTGGCTGGTTTGGTAGTCGAGGAGGGGGATACCACGAAGACGACTTTGGAGGCTGCTGCAGCGCCTTCTACGACTGCCTGAGAGAGTGCTTCCAGAGACTTGAGATCTCCGATAAATTCCTCTACTCTGCCTCGACCATACATCTCTCCATCAACTGTGTTGAATCGGAGGGGTAGCCATGGGTTTGTATCTAGTGGTGACTTGGATTGTGATCCAGGTATCACCTCATCCTCTACCTCTTGGTGCCAGATAAAGCGATTATTATCTCGCTTGACGTGGGTGTAAACGTCTACCTCATCAGTGCGTCCACCTTCAGTATACACATCACCAGGATGATTTACTTGTGGGTTTAGCTTGAGAGCTTTAGGTAGTAGGTCTCGATTGATTGTTTCTTTTGTGACGATCTCTAAGACGTTGCCGTCTCCATCTCTATCTACGACATAGCGGTTTAGCGGATAAAGCCGCAGCTTGTCCTTGCCCATATACAGAAGAGCATTACCACCTACCACAAGATGCTTCAGTGCTTGGTGCACAATGACGCGATCTTCTGATGCAGCAATGTCTTCCATCATCACTCTCTCTATCTTAGAGAATGAGATGTCTAATTCAGTGCGAGCTTCCTTAGGAAACTGTTCACCTAATGCTGACTCATCCACTTGTAGCTTGAAGAAGCTAGTCTGTGGTGGCAGTAGAGCCAGCATAAGTTTAGATGCTAGGGTCACAACACCTTTAGCTCCTACAGCCTGCCACGGTGTAGGTAGATGTCTAGGGCCTCGTAAGGTATCCTCCTCTCCACGAATAAGATACGGGAGAGTAAGGTCTGCAGCTTCTCTTGCTGTGTCTAGATATTGAGAACGGTCTGATCTTAGAGCGTCATATCGCTGTTTGGCGCTCATACGTTAATTCCTAAGTTAGATAGGTTTAGATCTCGTTGCGGTACATAGTCTCTATTGAACTGGTAGGTGCCAGCTGTCCGCGCTCTCCGTCGTCCACCAAGGACAACACCAGTAGCACTCAGGCCTGCGTCAGATCCAACCGATGTAGTTGGGTCAGGCATTTCATACGCCTCCTCCATTGGCATCATCATATCGTCCCACCAGATTTCATCATCCCAGATCTCTTCTTCTGGTAGAAGTTCTGGGAATTCAGTACCGAACTCAGGCATGGTTAGCACTGGCACCTCGATGTCATCGTAACTGAAGTCTTGTCCAGTTCCTCCTCCGAAGTCACCGTCCTTTAACTTCTGGCGATACTCATTACCAACAGCCATGCCCATGCCCATGCCTGATCCCATGCCCATGTTTCCGCCGATGGTCTCAGCTATGGACATCATGCCCATACCCATACCCGACTGTAATTTCTTCAGACGGTCGATAGCCTTACGGTCTTTCCCACGTTGGGGGTCTTTACGTTCTTGGATCTTGAAGTGACCTACACCGGGCTGCTTATCCTTGACCTTCTTATCCATGTAGTCACCTTTGCCAAACTTGCTGGCATACTTCGAAGCCATCATAGTATTGACGCCAGTCTTCATCTGGATCTTATCGGCGCTAGCACCCATACGAGCATAAGCTTTAGCAGCTGTACGCTTAGCCATAACCATCTTCTTGCCGCCGCCCATGGTCGATGCCATTCCCATAGACATGGAGGATGACATTCCCATAGACATGCTCGGTGACATGCTCGGTGACATGCCCGGTGACATGCTCGGTCCCATGCTCGGTGACATGCTCATCATAGACATGGCTGGTGCGGGAGACATACCCATACTGGACATGCCCATACCCATACCCATAGACATTCCCATGCCCATGCCCATCTTGCCCATTCCCTTCTTCTTGCCCATTACCTTGCCTCCATACTAGAGGTCTTCAATACTTTCAATTCCATAGTCGATAGTGATCTCCTCACCGATTTTAATTGGTTGTAGTGCATAGTGAATCATAACATCATTCACGCTATCAATGTAGTAAGCAGCGTTAGGTTCGAAGCTATGATTGTAGAGACCAGCGTAGCCTAGACCTACAACAGAGTTGCAATCATCTAGGCCGTAACTATATCTCTCAAGGGTGGGTGAGTTTTCAAACTCCTCGACGGGAGTAAGGATGTAAGGAGCCTCCTCCAGGAGTTCATCCTTTTCAATGTCTTCAGTAGCGAAGACGCCCCACCTATGGATAGGTGAACGTCTCGCTTCGATTGCTCCTTGACGGAGCACCGGCTTAACCAAGCTGCGAAATTCTTTCATCTTCAATCCTCCGATAGATATGTTCCACCACTGAACGTTGGCCAGACCGATACATTATCTGTTCGATGCTGTCCTGTGGACTAGGAGTGACGGGTGGGAAATCATCTTCTAGTTCTTTGAGTAGTGACCTAACGGATAGGCCGAAGGTTTCAAGTTGATTAAGTGTGAGTGGCATTAGAGTTGATTTACTTTGAGTGACATTGTATCTACTAAGAGATCAGCAGTACCACTGTTATTCTCAATGAATACTTCTATGTAATCAGTATCAGTCAGTGGGAACTCAGCGATAACAGTAGCATTAGCTGGTGTCCCAGCTGTTCTAGTATTGGCTGACATCTTAGATGTTGCAATAACAGA